CAGAGTATGGCTTTCGTCTGGGTGTGGCGTAGCTTGGTAGCGCGCTAGACTGGGGGTCTAGAGGTCGCAAGTTCAAATCTTGTCACCCAGATGCCGTAAAACCGGGATTTCTAGGGCTTTTGGGAAGCCCGGTTTTACCTAATATTTGGAAAAAATCCGCTTTGTCTAAAAAATCGTCTAAAATTTTATTCAAAGCCCTCTGACGGCTAATGCGGCTCCCATCGCGTTGGCCGTCTCCTTTTTTCCTTCGACGCTCACGTGCCCGTAAATATCCAGGGTCGTTGAGGCTTTTTCGTGACCGAGGAATTCTTGTACCTGCTTAATCGACAGTCCTCTTGCAAGTAAGAGGCTTCCCGCCGTGTGACGTAACTCGTGAAATCTTATCACCGGCAGTTTGTTCTTTACGAGAATCCGCTTGAAATTACGGGAAACATAATCTGGGTCAAATGGGCTCCCGTCGTCCCAAGTGCAGACATGGTCACCGGCATGATACGATTCTCCGAATAACAAACGATTCTCTTTTTTCTTGCGGCTCAGACTCAGTAAATATCCCTTCGTTTCGGGGATTATGTATAATGTACGCTTACTGGCCTGACTTTTGGTCTGCTCTACCTCGGTTAGGGTCTTTACGCGGACAACCGTGTTTCGTATTTGGATTGTGCACTGTTCAAAGTCAATGTCGCTAAAGCGCAATCCGAGCACTTCGCTCCTGCGGAGGCCGTAAAACAAACCTAGTATAATGCAGGGCTTGAGTGGTTCGCCATCCAAAACAGACAGAAGTTTTTCTGACTGCCTATCGGTGTAAAACTTACCGAGAAACTTTTGTTTTTTAGGAAGCGTCGCTCTTTCAGCAACATTATATGGTACTAAGTTTTTCTTTACCGCTTCCGCTAAAGGCCCATGTATTAGGACTCGGTGATGATGGATTGTATTGGCCGACAGCCCCTTTTTCAGCATGCCATTATAGTAATCCTGAATGTGCTGCGGGGCAAGGTTTCTAAGCGAGAGTTTTAATGGTTTGAAAAACGGGATAATATGAGCATTAAGCTGTAATTCATAGCTTTCAAAGGTGCTCATGCGCACATCATTCTTTTTCTGCTCCATCCACTTATCAATCCAGTCAAGGAACAGGATATCGGCTGAATATACAATTTTCTGTTGGTCTAACTCAGCCAATATCTCATTTTTCCGTTTTTCGGCTTCCCGTTTATGTTTTGCCTTGGCTTTATCGTCTGTCCCGGCGTCTATCTCTGTAGGGAACCATTTGTATTTTTGTTTCCCTTCAGCGTCTAACATCCGGACAACGACATACCATTTTTTACGACTAATTTGCAGGCTTCCTGTCATAGTTCCGATCCTCCTTCGATGACCGGGAGCCTTCTGCCATCGGCATTATAGCATTTTTCGAGGATATAGTCCACTAGAAACCGCTTGGGAATCTTTATCATCCTGCCAATTCGCAAGTGTTTAATGTCACCCTCATCTAGGAGCCGATACATTGATTTTTTGCAAATTCCCAAGGCTTTCCCGGCTTCCTCCACAGTCAGGACATCCGGGTATTCAGAAAACATATCATACTCCTCCTTTGTCTCTTTTTTCAAATTCACCGCCGCAAGCGGCGTACCCTGCAATATCAACCCAGTTGTCCACTTTCCCATTGCCGGTGATTTGCCGCGCCACTTTCAGCAGAATCATCATCGCGGCGATGTCCTGGGCGTCGAGCGGAAGACTCATGTGTTCCAAATAAGCGTTCCAAAACTCGGCTATTTGGGAAAAGCTGTTCTCCGGGGAGCCGTATTCGGCCTCACGCACTTTACATGTAAGCTCTTGAGCGCGGTTCAATAATTCCGCTCGCGTCATTCGGTATCCCGCCTCGTTTTGTAGTTCAGAAATTTTCTGCCGATCATTTTCAGCTTTCGGCTGACTTGCGCTTGGCTGCGTTCTGTAATGCCCGCGATCTCTTTTTCCATCAGACCGGCAATCCGCAGTTCCAGTATCTTGCGCTCGTCTTCCTGTAATGTGTCGGTAAATTCCTCGACATACGCGTCATTGATGACTTCGCGCTCCAATTCAAATCCGGCTTCGAGAAGGCTTCCCAGCGTCAGTAACTCTTTCCCTTCATGGTTTACCGGCGTCTCAAAACTGACGATCAACGGCAAAAAATATCTGTCCTTTTTGCGTATAGGCCGAACAATCGAGTTGTGGTTTTTATAGGATTTTATGTATCCGTCGATATACGGCACGGCGTAGGTGGCGAACTTAAATCCTTTTGACGGGTCGTATCGGTCAGCCACAATACACAGAGCCAAAGAAGCGACCTGAACCATATCCTCGTCGTAGACACCGTGATTCAGCGCCAGAACCCTTGAAACCGCAAGTCCGAGATTATCTTCTATAAACTTGTTTCTGTCGAGAACGCCCTCCGTAATCAAAAGCCCTCCTCGTCCATTTCCTTTTCTTTCGATGTCAGAAAGGCGGCGGCAACCTCTTTGTTTTTGATGTTGTTAAAAATTACGCTCTCCAATTTGCAATTATAAAGAAAATCTAAAAGACGTACTAAGTCGTAGTCGCTGAAAGCGCCCATTATAGTGTTTTCGATGCCTCCCTCGGTAAGTCCGAGGATGACAGCGCCACTGTACTCGTGAACGTCTACTTTGTCCCCGAAAACCGTGGAAACGGTCATGCGCGGCTTTTTCGATTTTTTTCCCATTCTTGAATCTCCCCTGTCTTTTAAATATTTTCATTCGGATGTTCGCGAGGGTCTACGCTTCCTCCCAATCCACGCAGGTATCATCGTAGGCCCTAAAATCGGTGTTGTAATTGCTGTCGGGGTTTTCGCATACCCACCACCCCTCGGAATCCTGTCTACGCCATTTGCATTCCCCACAGCACTTCTCAACTGTCAACATTTGCCATATCACCTTCCATAGAGAATTTCAATTGAAAAACCCACGAGTTTCCGTTTGGATTTTTCTGAGCTTTCAGTCTGACGCGCTCCGCTTTCATGGCCATCAAAATGGCCGACGCGAGTTCCGCGCTTTTGATTGTGTTTCTGGTGGAGACGCGCACCGCTGCGGGATCGGACTCCGCGACAGGTGTTACTGAGAAAGCTTGCAGCTTATCATTTATCCTGAATTTTACAAAGTCTGGTTCCCCCATCTCCAGCACAAGGGTTTTCGTGATATAAAGCGCCGATGGCCGGACGGTTATGTGTTTGGAATTGCTTGGTAGCCGCGTTGGTTTGAACGTTTTCCAATCAGATGGCATTTATACCCTCCTGTTCAACTTCATAAATCGCTTTCAAAATCGGATAGATTTGCGCAGGGACAACGGCGTTCCCTAAGCACTTAAGTCTGTCCACCCTAGCGGAAATCCCATGAGCCACTCTACCCACATCGGGTTCAACAAACCACCATTCCCCTGACTCATATTCCGGCGTTCCACTTCCGTTATCACCCCTGATTCCTTCAATTTCATTAGCTGCTGAAAATTCCCGCTCCCGCCGCACAGGCCCGCTCCCACTGTCGGCGTCGGGTACAGCGCTGCCGCTGTGTTCAATTCCGTGTCCCTGTGCTGCCTTTTCGACTCCTGATTCATGTCCGGCGACTTGTAATCCCTCGCAGTGGGCGTCGGCCACATCGACACCGCTTGATAGAGCGTCGGGCTGAAATCCGGGCTGGAAAATCCTCCGGTTTTGTTCGCCCTCGGCGTCGGCCACAATTGCACCATCGCTGACAACTTCGGATTCCCATGACGATCCACCGCAAATGTGCGAGCTGTCGCATCGTCCGCTATTGGCGTCGGCCATAACCTCGCCGCCATTTGCAGGCCCGGCCTTCCTGAGCTGTCCCGCTGGTTCGGCCCGCCGTGCGTCGCCACTGTCGCCGTCACGGTTGGCAACAAAGAATACGCGCTCCCGTCTGTGCGGCGCTCCGACAGCCGCAGCTTCATAATCAAAAATCCCGATGCTGTAGCCTTCACGCTCCAAGTCCTGACAAACTGTGTACCCGGCAATGGGCAGGATTCCAGGCACATTCTCACCAAGTACCCAACGCGGCCTAATTTCGCGGATAACTCTGAGCATCTCCGGCCAGAGATAACGGTCGTCTTTTTCGCCTTTTTGGTTTCCAGCCACGGAAAATGGCTGGCACGGGAACCCTCCGGATATGAGATCAACTGTTCGTAATCCGGTTTTTTCATAGAACGACGCTCCTGTCAGTGTCTGGATGTCTCGCCATTTCGGTACATCCGGCCAGTATTTTTCCAGCAGCATAAACGGGTAATCGGCGATCTCGCAGAAACCGACCGTGATGAAGCCGGCCCGCTCCGCCGCGAGGGAGATGCCGCCGATCCCGGAGAACAAATCAAGATGCGTCAACACTTACCATTCCTCCCTGAACCAGTTATGTAGCCCGTCACCGTTGAAAAAATAATATGGCGCTTCTCGCGCGTATGGCGCGAGCGTCGGCGGCGGATCGCCGTCTATCCATTTTTGATATTCGCCGGCGCAAAGATCGTAAATATCCGGGTCAACGGGATTTCTTCGGCTGTAGCCGTTAAATTGTCCGCATTTGGTCACGACCTCTTTTATGGTGGAGCCATACCATCCACCGGCGTCCACACGTTGAAAAACTGTCCAGATGACAAGGCGCTGCTCATCTGGTAGACATCCCCGCGCCTCACCCCATACCACTCGCGCCAGCATTCGAATGTCCGCCGCCGGAAGCGGAGCCGGAGGCCGCTGGTACCCCGGCTCCGTGGCGGTAGTAATTTGGCCTTCGCTGTGGCCAGCGGAGAGCCAAAGGATTGTTTGGCAGGGCAGGCGATACCGACGCGACCGGAGCCTCTGGTGCGGGTTTCGGTGATTCGGCTACGCCGCCATCGCCATCGTCGTCATCATTGAATAGCTCATCTATCGCGGCTTCTTCGGCAGAATCCCCGGCTGTATTTTCCGTTGTACGCTCGTCAGTAACTACGGTATCGCTCTCTGGGGAATACCGGGTTATGATTATCTTGTTGGAACGTCCGCGCCGATAATGTACCGGCTTCCATATCCATCACAAATTCCATATCCGGGTCTGCCATCAGATCGCCGTTCTGGACATAGTTTTGGGCGACGGATATTCTATTTCCGTAGAGTCTTTCTATGGTCAGCGGCATGAAGCCCTCTCCAGCCGTAAAACGCATATAGAAGGCTTCACCGGTCACGATTTCCGGCGCGAGAGCGGCGAGGGCTGGGAAATTGTGGTGCTGTATAGTGTTACCGCGTAGTGCCGGGGATTCGTCGGAAGATGAAGAAAGCGGGGAGCTTTCGCCCTCCGCCTCTGTTGTTTCTGTTTTCGGCGTTACCGCCTCTTGTACACTATCTCGTTCAGCACGATTTCCTCCGCCTGATCCCGTATCGCCGTGTTGTACTGCACCGTCGCCATGAAGTTCCCTGCCGGCGGCTTCGGTTTCTTGGCCCGTAGCTGGCTCTGCACCGTCTCCATCATGTCCAGCGCCTCTCTGTTCACTTCCGCGCAAACGTCCCGCAAGGTCATCTCCAGCGTCAGGCTGGCGTGTCTGCCCGGATGGTTCTCT